GACGGTTTCTTGATGCCATCCGAGTCGGCTGCCCTATTAAGGATGCGTGCGGTTGTGCGGGCATCTCAGAGTCTCTTTTCTATGGTTGGATGGTTGAGGCAGACGAAGGCAAAACGAAGCGCTCAGGACGTTTGATGGAATTTAAACAGCGCATTAAAGAGGTTGAGGGCGAAGCAACTTCCAATTGGCTGGCGGTCATCGAGGAAGCAGCCCGAAACGGTACTTGGCAAGCAGCGGCTTGGAAGCTCGAGCGGCGTCGAGGTATGACGCAAACAGTCAAACAAGAACTCAGCGGCCCAGATGGTGGCCCAATTAAACAGGAAACAACTGATGCCCGTGAGCAGCTCTTGGCTCGATTGGCTAGCATCGCAGAGCGAAGCGAAGAGGACTGAGATTCTCGGTGAGCTTAGCGATGACGAGATCACGCTCTTGATGAGCGACTGGCGCTTTACCGCCAGGCCGGAGCAGCTCGCGCCAACTACCGCGTGGAGGACTTGGTTGCTCATGGCTGGTCGAGGTTTCGGCAAGACTCGATGCGGCTCCGAGTTTGTAATTGACGAAGTGCGTCAAGGCAGAGCCAAGCGCGTGGCGCTCGTTGGTCGTACCGCTGCCGACTGCCGTGACGTCATGGTTGAGGGTCAGAGCGGCATCTTGGCGTGCTCACCTGACGACTTCCGCCCAGAGTACGAGCCCAGCAAGCGGCGGCTCACTTGGCCCAATGGTGCGGTTGCTTCGACATACTCAGCCGACAAACCTGACCAGCTCCGAGGGCCACAACATGACCTTGCTTGGGCCGATGAGCTTGCAGCCTGGCAGCGATGGGATTCGTGGGACCAACTTCAATTTGGGATGCGACTCGGTGACAACCCCCGCACCATCGTCACCACTACACCGCGACCGCTCACCGCTCTCAAGCGTCTAGCCGATGCCGATGACACGCACGTGACGCGAGGGCGCACGAGCGACAATGTACACAACCTGGCGGAGTCGTTTATCACCGCAATACATGACCGCTACGCAGGCAGCACGCTCGGAAGACAAGAGCTCGAAGGTGAGCTCTTGAGCGAGTTGCCCGGTGCTCTTTTCGCACGTCGAGACATCGAAGAGAACCGGTGCAAAGATGCGCCAGCAATGCAACGCATCGTGGTCGCAATCGACCCCGCAACAACGAGCAAAGAGGGCAGTGATGAGAGTGGCATCGTGGTTGTGGGTATGGCTGGCCGTGACTTCTACGTACTGGCTGACCTTAGCTTTAAGGGTACACCGGAGAAGGTCTGCCGCAGAGCCATCGAAGCCTACAACGACTTCAGAGCAGACCGAATCGTAGTCGAGGCAAACCAGGGCGGTGATACCTGGCGCACAATCATCGAAGGCATCAACCCGACGGTTGCGATTAAGAGCGTTCACGCATCGCGAGGTAAGCAAGCTCGAGCTGAGCCCGTCGGTGCCAGATACGAGCAAGCCCGCGTGCATCACGTCGGCATCTTTGAGCGACTTGAAGACCAGCTCTGCAACTACGTCCCATCGATGACACGAGAATCGCCCGACCGCCTAGACGCCTTGGTGTGGGCGGTGACTGAGCTTGATGAGTCCACAATGCCAATCATATCCATCAACCCGAGCGAGGGCAGCAGAGGCGCACAAGTATGGTTATGAGAACACCAGAGCCGAGCTTTAGAGGCACACGAGCAGGACCGGGAGCAAGGCAGGCTGAGGCACGCTCTAAGGCGATGGCTGGCCAAATCAAGGCAGTGCTTGACCGATACCTCAAAGAGCTCGTCGATGAAGAGGTGAGGCTTGTACGCGCGGTGGTCAAGAAGACCATCGAGAGCGCAGAGCAGCGAGCAATCAACGCGCTCATCGCAATACTTCAGACCGGCGGCTTGAGAGAAGTGCAAGACGCTGGGAACCGCTCGATGGGTGCCGGTCAGAAGTTCATCATACCACCGACCTTCCAAGAAGAGTTCTTGCGTGAGAAGACGGTGCTGGCGACTGGCTTGGTTGAGCAAGTGCGCGAAGAGTTCCAGCGCAATATGGGAAACCAAATCGGTCGGTGGATGACTGAAGAGCCCGGCATCACTGCCAGCGAGCTTGCGCGGCGCATCAGGTTCTCGACCTATCTCGATGACGCTGAGGTCTTGGCACCAGGGCAGAAGCCCACCAAGGTCGCTCTGCAACCGCTCGAGCGTGGGCCTGCGATTGTGCGCAACGTCTGGGGGCGCTCATCGCTCATCGCACGTACCGAGATGATGCAAGCGCAGAACCAAGGCAATCTCAAAGCGCTCGAAGCGAGTGGTGTTGAGTACATCGAGTGGTCATCATCGCTCACCGATGGTGGTCGTGGTCATCAAGAACTCAATCGAGACGTGAGACGCCTTGGCGATTATTTCACTTTGCCCGATGGCTCTCAGATGCGATGGCCAGGTGATAACAGCAGAGGCGCAGGCATCAAGCACATCGCCAATTGTCGGTGTACGATTAGAAGACCAAGCAGGGCGAGAATCCGCCAGCTTAAAGCAGAAGGGAAGTTGGTATGAGTGACGAGAACGAAAACGAGAATCCCATAGACATTTTTGAGCTCTATGGTCAGACCGGTCTCAAGTCGATGGGCGGTGAGATCACTGAGGAGTTTCTCAATGACCTCAAGAACCCCAAAGGGCGGCGGATGTTTCGCGAGATGGCTGAGAACGATGCCATCGTTGGCGCGTTCTTGTACGCTATCAAGACACTGGTGCGACAAGTCGATTGGACGGTTGAGCCAGGTGCCGACAACGATGAGGCGCGTGCGGTGGCTGAGTTCGTAGAGGGTGCGCTCTTTGAAGATCTTGATAGAACTTGGACTGACACAATCAGCGAGATTTTGAGCTTTCTAGTCTTTGGCTTCTCGGTACATGAAATCACCTACAAGCTTCGCAAAGGACCAAGGCACGAGTCGAAGCTCTACCGCTCCAAGTTCGATGACAACCGCATCGGCTTCCGTGGCTTCCCAATACGCTCACAAGAGTCAATTGAGAAATGGGACCTCGACCAAGATGACGGTGCGGTGCGCGGTGTCATCCAGGTCGCGCCACCTAACTACAACCGGCGCTATATCCCGGCAGACAAGTTTCTGCTCTTCAGAACCGAAGCGCACAAGAACAACCCCGAAGGTCGCTCAGTGCTTCGTAACGCCTACATCTCGTATTACTACAAGAAGAAGATCGCCACCTACGAAGCCATCGGCGTGAGCCGTGACCTTGCGGGCTTGCCTTGCATGGAGGTTCCGCTTCAGATGCTCTCGAGCAATGCAAGTGCCGCAGAGAAGAGCGTGCTGGCATCGATGAAGGATATGATTCAACGTGTTGGCCGTGATGAGTACGAAGGTCTTGTGATCCCTTCTGAGACGCTCAGCGATGGCACACCGTCAGGCTTCAGGCTCAAGCTCTTGAGTGCTGGTGGTCGGCGTCCCATCGATGTCAACGAAATCATCAAGCGCTATGAGTCGCGCATCTTAATCTCAGTCATGGCGGAGTTCCTAATCACCGGGCTCGATGGTCATGGCTCTTACTCGCTGGTAAGCAACAAGACCTCGCTCTTCGCTCAGTCACTTGGAACCTACCTCGACTCAATTGCGTCTCAATTCAACGCGCACGCAATACCGCAGCTCTTGGAGCTAAACGGTATCCCTTACGAGTTCGCACCTACTCTCAGATATGAAGACGTTGAGCTTCCAGAGCTGAGCGAGTTCGCAAGCGGCATCGCGTCTCTCGTCGGTGCTGGTGTTGTCACGCCAGACGATGCACTTGAAGATCACGCACGAGAGTTCGCAGGCTTGCCACCAGTTGAGCGCGAGACTGCTCGAGTGCAAGAGGCACCAGAGGGCGAAGGCATGGAAGACCTAGAGGGGCTTTACGGGCAAGGGGGAGACGATGGCAACGATTAAGATTGAGGCACCGGAAGGGTATCACTGGATGGATACCGCTGGCGGTCCTAGCCTGATGGCTGGCGACTACACACCGCACGAGGGCGCTTCGGCTGAGTATGAGTTTGAGGTGATTGAAGAGCATCAAGAGCCCGAGACTGAGGCAGAGCCAGAGCCCGAGGTGATTGAGAAACCAGGGCCAGGCAAGCACTCGAAGAAATGGGACGAGATTTTCAATGCGATACTCGAGCAGACTGGTGACAGCGAATTGGCTGCCGCGACTGCAACCGCTCGAGTCGGCAAGAGAGAGATTGAGAAACGCTTGCTCTTCGTCGTGAGCACGCCGTCAGGGCTCGATGTTGCCCGAGGCAAGCACTTGTGCGGCCCAAGCGGTGAACGCTTCGCCAAGAGCTACCTGGAGCCCGTAGGACTTAAGCGTGAGCAGGTTGACGTGATTGATCTTGGTGAGTTGAGTGACCACCAAGACGATGAGCCCTTGGCGGTCATCGCGCTCGGTACCGCAGCCCGTGAGGTCTTAGGTAAAGCGGCAGACCTATCATTGCCTCACCCAGCAGCCATCAGGAAAGCGCAGCACGCCGAGGCTCTTGAGCGTCGCATCAGTGACCTCGATGAGCTGATTGAGAAGGTTGAGACCAGTTTCTTGCCACCCAAGGGAGTGCAAGAGGCAGCTCGTCGAGGTCTCGAGCTAAGACGTGAGCATCGCAGGGGCGGCACTGCCGTCGGTGTTGCTCGAGCTCGTGACCTGGCCAACGGTCGGCGGGTCTCCATCAGCACGATTAAGCGGATGGTCAATTACTTCGTGAGGCATCAGAAAGACATGACGGTGCCAAAGAATCGAGACCGCAGCGCACCAGGGTATCCGGGAGCTGGTCGCATCGCTTGGCTTCTTTGGGGTGGCGACTCTGGCCAGCAGTGGGCCAACACCATCAACGAGCGCTATGAGCGCGAGCGTGAGCGCGAGAAAGCCAGCAAGCGAGTCGGCATCTACAAGGCTGATGAGTCAAAGCGTATCGTTTACGGTGTGGTCTTGGACCCCTATATCATCGATGCACATGACGACTATCTGAGCCCGGCAGTCATTGAAGAGACCGCGCACGACTTCTTGAGTGAGTCGAGGGTGGTAGGTCTTGACCACAATGGCGCAGCCGATGGTGCGAAGGTCGTTGAGTCTTGGATTCAGCCCTATCCGACACCGGAAGACTACAAAGCAGCCATCGAGGGCAAACCACACAAAGCCTATGCTCAGAGCTTCGGTGATGACGTTGTGCGCTCTGGCTCGTGGGTGCTTGGCGTGAAGCTGACCCCTGAGCTCTGGAGTCGTGTGCAGTCGGGTGAGCTGAATGGCTTCTCAATCGGCGGCTATGGTCAGCGTGAGGAGATGGCAGAGGGTGAGATGCCCGAGGTTGAATTCATCGCGCAGGGTTGACCGGGCAACGGGCTCTGATACGATACGAATAGCGGTCGAGCAGACCGCGCACCAGCCGAGTAGGCAATCAATCAACAACAAGTCGAGGTGAGACGATGGCAAAGAAGCGCCGCGTCACATCGCTCAAAGACGTTAGGACACATGAAGTGTCACTCGTTGAGAGCGGTGCAAATCTAAAACGCCGGTTTCCGATTATGAAAGCGGCACGAGGTAACACGATGAAGATGGAAAACATTCTTATCGAAGTGCTGAAGGCCGAAGGACGGTCGGAAGCAAT